ATCCAATTCAAAAGGCTATTTATGCTGCTATTGAAAAAGATTGGGAAGGTGCTATCGAGAATAAGAATTCTATTATGGAAATGGATAAAATTCTAGAAGGAACTGATTGGTTAGAAGGAGCTAAAAAGAATACGTTCGCACCAGATCCTTTTGCAGGAATGGATATTCCAAAAGAAGAATCTCCAATGAAGCTGGTAGGTAAGAAAACAAAAAAGGTTAAGAAAGACCCAAGTAAAAAGTTATTCTAATATGACATTAACAGATTATATTCAAATTGAAGAAATATTAGCAGAAGCAAACGCACATGGATTAAAACCAGAAGTTATAGAACTTGCTACTAAAATAGAAATGCTTCATAATCTTTCAAAAGTGGATGCACATCAACATGCATTTAAAACACTAATAGGGTAAACTTTACCCTTTAAGGACATATAACTAATATGCTAGATGATACTAAACTGTTTGACTTTGTAAAAATAATGTTTACAAAGCCACAACAATATAAGAAAATAAAACAACACACTAAAAAGCGACATCATTTCATGATTAATCGTTTCATGTCTATTAAATATCCTGCAAATGCAATGATGTTTAATATTAATGGGATTAATGGTGGTAGTGTAGTAGAGTGTTGGTCCGTTGTCGCCTCTAGATTCCAATCGGTGCCCCGATGGTTTTATACTAAAACCAAAAAAGCAAAGAAAAATACGCCTGATAAATATAATCCCAGCGAGAAAGCTGTATCTATTTATATGGACAAAAACGAGATTGGTAATAGAGAATTTAGCGAACTAAAAGAATTTGCTAAGGAAGCTCTGTTTTCTGATTTAAAAAAAATTGAAGAACAAATAGAGGTTTATGCAAAAGATAAATGATCATTTTACTGAAATAATAGATATTACTTTATACCGATATAACTCAATAGATTTAAAACTATGGGGTATTATTAATAGAGATACTAAATCTAGGCCTATGACTCCTAACAGTATGTTAGTAGCCAAAGAGCGTATGGAAACTTATTTAAATCATAAGTTCTCTCACGATGTTAATAGATTTCGTACAGTCAGTGATGTCAATATACATAGGGAGGCAACATCAGTATATTTTATATGGAAGATATTTCAATCAATGCCAAACTTATCTTATATTAGAGTTAATCTTAATTCTAATTCTAGTTACAATAGAATTGTAAATGTAGATCAAGTAAAGACTATAAAATACGATATTAAAACATTAAGAGGTTCTATGAGGATGTTTGATATGTTCCAAGAAGAACATGAACTTAAACAAGCTAATCATATTTTAATAAAAGCAGGTCTATTAAAAGAACAAGAGAATTTTAAAATATTTAAATTAAGAGACTTTTTAAGTGCCTTAGATTTATTTCAAGCTGAGAATAATACAGCAGAAGTATTAGGAGTAACTAATGCATTTATACACGCATTAGAACATCATGAGGGTGATAATCCTGAAATGCTTTTAATCACTGATTGGGAGTCAGATATATAATAAAAAATAGAAGTATAACTTCTTTATCAAATGGCAGTAACAAATTTTACAGCAGACACAATCGGAGACTATTTCTTCGCTAAATTGAAAGAACCTTACGTAGACGTAAAAAAGGTTCTGAATTGGTCTATCCTATATGGTGTTAATTCACCAACTAGTATCGGAACAGTACAATTAACAGCGGGTTCTAAAACTATTATTGGCTCTGGAATTGCATGGACACTTGCACCAGGTGATCAGTTTATTGTAGGTTCTCAAACTTTTACTGTAGATACTATTGTAGCAAATACTATTACTGCTACAGAAGATGCTACATTTACTGCAACAGCAGCTAAATGGTATGAATTTCCAGATGCTGATAACAACTTTGTTTTTGACTATAGATGGTCCCAGAATAATATAGATAGTGATGGAGGCGAAATGTCACCATTAAAACCTTTAAATGTTAGTATTACTAATTTAGAATTTGATGCAACTAAACCATTATGGATAGATGTTAAAGCGGAAGTACATAGATTGTCTTCATTGCATACATTAAGCCTTTTATCAGTTACATTTGAATTAGAAACAGAAGCAGGTACTATTCAATCATGTCCACAATTATGTATGGATTGTGATGATCCTTATGTTGCAGGATGTACTAATATTGTAATCGATTGTTCAGACCCAATATTCGATCCGTATAATTTAAGTAAACCAACTGCAATTTATGGTGAAATAAGTGAGTTGGCTTCAGAAATGTGGGGACATAACACAAAGTACTTTAGAGTAGAACCTGATAAGAGATCTAAGGATGTTGTATTAATGGAATACTCTTTATACAATGTAAAAGATACGTCAGATCTTAAAATTGTCGTGCCAGATAATGCAATGCCAACTAGAGAATTTACATACGATATTTTTGGTATGGGCTTTGAAGATTTTGAAATCCATATTACAAAAGGGCAAATGGAAAAAGCATTCGGTGCTAATATTGCCCCAAGACCAAGAGATTATATGTACATTCCAATAATGAATAGAATGTATGAAGTAAGTTCAGTTAGTTTTGCTGATGAATTTAATCAGTCTATGACTTACTGGAGAGTAATGTTAAAGAAATACGAAGAGAGAACTTCTACAATAATAGGAGACGATGCTGCTGGAGTTGCAATAGATCAAACATTAGACGAACTTTATACTGGAGTTGAAGAAGTATTTGGAGAAGAAATTCAAGATGAGTACAGACAATCAACTAAACCAGAACAATATCAAACAATGTTCTCAGAAGTTGGTGATGGTACTAGAGAAAGAATTCATAACTCATTAGTTATTAGCGATGACGAGTTAAGAAATAAATGGACTATTATTACTAAGAATCATTATGATCTAGAATCTGTAAAAGATTTAGGTATCGAATGTTTAGTATATAAGAAAATATCTCAATTAGCAATTGATAAGAATATGGCATTTTCTGCCTGGTTTAAACCTAACTTTACAAATCCAACAGCAGAGCAAACTTTATTTGATGGAAGAGTAGGACAAAAAGGACTTAAATTAACAGTTAATAAAACACATGTTAAAGCATATATAAATGATCTTACATTAACATATCCGTTTGCAGTACAGCCTATAAATGGACAATGGTATGGTTTAGTCTATAACTTAAATAATACATATAGTAATACATCTGCTAATGTGTATCAGTTAAACCCAAAGAGCAATACATTGACAAGTATGTCTGTTTCAGATACTTTAATTAATGTAATGGATCAAAACTTTGAACTAGGTGCTGCTCAAGGATGGGTTACATCACAAAAATGGGCTTTAATGCCAGGTAAATTAGCAATGACTAACATTAGGTTATACACTAAGATTATCGGTAAAGACCAACATACGAACATGTTACAACAATATATTGTTAGAGATAATAGACTAACATATATTATTGATAACGCAATTCCTTCTATACAGTTAAGAAAGTACAATCAAAACAAGTAACAAACTTAAACTAAATTTGTTACTAGTGTAAGCTAGATATATACAATATAATATCATAATATGAGCGAGAGCGAAAAGAAGAAAACAATAGCAGAACAAGCAGACGACATTAGGTTAGAATTAGATGCATTAATTGGAGATAGTCCATTAGATGTTGAAAACGATCCTAAAGATCTTCCTATTCAGGCTAAGCCAACTTCGATGGTACCATCAATAAATTATACTGAATTAAAGTCAAGTGCAACTAAAAAAGCACAAAAGACTATTACAGCCTTAATGAAATTTTATCTTGATGCTGATATTATCGAAAAGGATGAGTACATAGCTGCAAAAAAACAAATGGATGAGATGACAATGTCCTCTCTGATCTATCAATTAAATGCAGGTGAAAAAGCTCTAACAACTCTATTAGAAACAATTGACTCAGGAGAATTAGCACCTAGAATGTTTGAGGTTCTTGCAACTCTACAAAAATCAATGTTAGATATTATTAAGTCGCAAACCATGTACTTAATGGCAGCGGAAGAGGGTACAAAAAGAATTGCAAGGGATTTAGAAATTTACCAGAAGAGAGCAAATCAAACTGAAATTGAAGGTGCTGGAGGAGATACTGGTAATAAAAATATTCAAAGAGGTACAAAAGACCTAATGGCTGCAATCCAAGCAGGTATTCACGGAGCGTCAGAAGAAGATATTGAAGACGTAGAACCAACAGAAGAATAATAAATGTCAGACGGAATAGGAGATAATAAATGGATCCCAAAAGAGGAGGGTAATACAGATGCAGCTGACAGGATCGTTTGGTCGACCAAGCAGATTGATGATCTGTTAGTGGCCTTGGATCAGGGTTATCGTCCTAAGATTAAGTTACCATTCTACGAGGGTAGACAATTTCTAAAGAAGGGTAATATTGTATTTGAATATACTGATGAGGAAATTAGTGAGTTAGCCAGATGCGCCAAGGACATTGTCTATTTTGCAGAGAAGTATGCAGTAGTAATGACAGATGAGGGTATTCAACAGGTAACCCTAAGAGATTATCAAAAGGATATGTTGAGGAATTTCCAGAATGATAGATTTAATATTGTTCTTGCTGCTCGACAAATGGGTAAAACAGTTACCGCATCTATTTTTAATGCATGGTATGTTACCTTTAATATGGATAAGAATACTCTGCTACTTGCGAATAAATCTGATTCAACAAAAGAAATTATTGATAAAGCCAAAACAGTAATTGAGAACTTACCGTTCTTTATGAAACCTGGTATTATTAAATATGATGTCATGAATGTGAGATGTGATAATGGTTGTCGTCTAATAGGACAATCAACCACAGCAAAATCTGGTATTGGTTTTACAATCCATAACTTATACCTAGATGAGTTTGCCCACGTCCATCCATCAATTGCTGATTCTTTTTATGAGAATGTATATCCTACATTATCCTCATCGAAAGTCTCAAGAATAACAATTACATCTACGCCAAACGGATTTAATAAGTTCTATCAAATCTATGCTGCGGCAGATCGTAATGATAATGAATACTTAGCAACGAGGATAGATTGGTGGCAACATCCAGATAGAGACGAGGCTTGGTATGAAAGAGAGCTTGCTAACCTAGGTTCGATCGAAGCCTTTAATAAACAATATGGGAATGAATTCGTTTCCTCATCCAACCTCTTATTAGACCCAGTCGATATGAAGAAGATGAGAAAGAGAATGAAGCCTTATGTCTATCATGACTTTGATGAATTCGATTATATTAGTATTGATACAAAAGGTTTTTTAGAATGGGATCCAAACTTTGATATTGATACTTGTAAAGATACTGAAAACTTTTGGTTGTTCTCAGTAGATATTGCAGAAGGTAATGGTGGTGATTCCTCCGTTATTAATATTTTTAAAGTCGCTCCGATGAATTCAGAAGAAATTAAGAACGTTATTAATCCTGGTGCGATGTACGACTTTTTTAAATTTGAACAAGTTGCTAGGTTTAAATCTAATGAACATGTCATCGAAGATTTTGCAAAGGTACTTTATACTTTAGCAGTAGACGTCTTTAACTCTGAAAACGTAAAAATGATTGTAGAGTATAATACTTATGGTACAGTTTTATTCCAGTATCTAAGAAGTATATTTCCACAAAGAAATGATTTTGACGATGAGATGATAGTAAAATTCAGACATAGACACGACGCAAAGACAATAAAACCAGGAATAAAACTAAAATCTGACAATAAAGCTATCTTTTGTCAGAATTTTGCAAAATTGTATAAGATAAATAGATTAGATTTAACTGATGAAGTTACAGTGACTGAGGCATCCTTATTTGGTACTTTACCAAACGGTAGTTATGGCGCTCAAATGGGGAACGATGATGTTATTATGACATGTATTACTGCGACTGAATTTTTTAACACAACGGATTATGCAGATTTCATTGAGGAGATCTTAGATTTCATAGATCCTGCGGTTCACGACGAGATGGAAAGCATCTTATATAAGGATAGTGATCAGCAAGGAGATTTACAATATGACATTTATGACCTACTCAAATAAATTTGCAAAAAGACAAGGATATATAATAAAAGAATTAAAAAATAACAACTAAACGATTATGGCATTAAGTCCTCAATTACTACAGTTCAAAAGCTCAGGCGTATATCGCTTAGAGTTCGACAAATCACAAACCGTGAACATCCCTGCTGAAACTATTAGATTAGTTGTAGGTAGATCTAACAAAGGTCCTTACAACACTCCAGTATTAGTAGAAGATGTTGAACAGTTTAAAAATGTATTCGGTGGCATCGATAAGTCACTAGAAAAGAAAAATATGTTCTTCCACAGATCAGCTATTGAAGCTTTATCTAGAGGACCAATCTTAGCATTAAACTTAACTGCTGATGATTCTGACGATCAAGTATCGATATTATCTCCAGCAACTAACTCTTCTTCGGAAGGTTTATCTGCTAACACTATTCAATCATCTGCCGTTGCTGGTAAGAAATTCAGCGATGTATTTGATATTGATAAGTTTTGGAATCCTTCAGACGAGAAGTTATTGTCAGCTGCTGCTGAAGATACAAACCATGGTATCTCTTTTGTAAATATCAAACAAGACCCAATCACAATTATCATTAGACAAGCTGCTGATACTAGAGGTTTTGAATTAACTGCAAGAGAATGGTACGGAGAATCTAACATTCCAGAAGGCGTTGAAGCTGATGAATACGTATCAGACTACTTAGTAGATGTATTTGTATTCAAAGGTAAATTTGATGCTGCTGAATTAAATAATGACCCTAACTACGGTACTTACTTTGATGCTAATGGTTTATACAAATCAGAATTCGCTAAATTTGCTGGATTAAGAGAAGTAACTTTAATGGCACAATATAATGGATTATCTTTAATCCCTGAATTTATTGATGCTGAAGGTAATCAAATGTACATCGAAACTCTAATTAATATGGAGGCTAGAAGAACAGGTTTATTCTGTGCTGTACGAGAAGATGCACTTCCACAAATTGATTTAATTGGTAACAATTTCGACATCTACCAAGATTACGAAGTATTATCACATAAAGTAGAACAAATAAAAACTAGTACTATAGTAGATATTAGTGGTTTCGGTGACAATTCAGTAGATGGATATACTTTAACAATCGAAGGAGCTACACCAGTTGGACTTGCTACTGCAGGAATTAACGATACTAAATATTTAAAATCTGTAATAGCTGGAGAGTTTGTTAAGATTGATACAATAGAAGCTACTGCAGGCGGTTCAATTATTACTTCAACAACCGGTGATATTTCTAAATCTTATGAGAAATTTGCAGCTGGAACATCAGCAACATGGAATAGCCCAGCTGTTGTTACAGTAGACGGCAACGGAAACTTAAAATTAAGCGCTGCGCCATTTGCGTATGGAGACTTATTAGTAGGTGGAAACGCATTCTTATTATCTGAAAACGCAGGTGAATATGTTGCAATCAATACAATTGATATAGATAACGTAACAGGAGAGGTAACTGTATCTCCAGCAGGTAATGTTGGATTTAGTACGGATTACGCAAATGCTAACGCATCTGAATTAGTAGTATATAAAAGAGCATTAAATACAGCATTTGATATATGGACATTATCTCCAAACGATAGAACAGAGATGTTCCCTACACTAGCAGGTGGTTGGGAATGGACTGATAATTTAGCTGGAGCATTTACTTACTCTTACGCAGGTGTTGGTGTATTAAACGCTAATATTAAAGTAGGAATGTATATCCCAGGTGATGGTGGTAAACTATCTAGAGTTAAGAGAATCGAAAAAACTTACGATGGTGTTAATACTAAATATAAATTCTTTACACATAGAGTAGTTTCTTCTAGACCAGCTTATGCACTTAAGAGATATGAAGATGCTTCTGGATTATATAAAACGTTCCCATTAGAAGGAGCAACACAAACTGAAAAGAGTATTGCAGAATTACTATCAGCAATTAAGCCAGGAACTGGTTTAGGAAACGCTTTAGTAGATAAAGACAATATCACATTCAGATATGTAGTTGATACATTTGGTTCTTTAGAGAACGGATCAATCTTAAATAAGGAAGAATTATCATTCTTATGTAAAGAAAGACAAAATGCAGCAGCAATTCTTAACGCACCAATGGTGAAAGAACTTAAAGCAGCAACTAACCCAACGTTTAAAGACTCATTTGCTCCTTATGGATTTAGTGTGAATCACGTTGCAACAGGAGGTAACTTAGATACTAATCCAACATCTCTTTACACATTACCATCGATCAACGCAGGTGCATCTTATGCATTCTACTACGGTCCTGGTCTTAATGTAATTGAGAATGGAAGAACTAAAGTAATTCCACCAGCAGCATACGTATCTAACAACTATATCGATAAATATTTAGATGCTTTACCATGGTCAATCATCGCAGGTCCTAGAAGAGGAGTTGTAGGTGGAACTGGAGTACAGTCATTAGAGTTCTCATTCGATAAAAATGATAGAGATATTCTTGAGCCATTTGGTTACAACCCAATCGTATTCGAAAGAGGCGTAGGTTTAACTATTAAAGGTAACAAGACTGCACAACAAGGAGTTCAATCAGCACTTTCTTCAGCTCACGTAAGAGAAGTATTAATTTACATTGAAGATGGTCTTGCAGAAATTCTTAAGAATTACCTATTTGAATTCAATAGTGCTCAAACTAGATTAGAGATCAAAACTCTTGCTGATAACTTTATGGAATCAGTTAAGAAAGATGGTGGTGTATACGACTATAAGAATATCATGGACTCTTCAAACAATACGTCTGAAGTAATAGATAACAACATGGGAATCTTAGATACGTTCGTAGAACCAGTTAAAGGTCTTGAAATCTTAGTATCGAGAGTAACAGTATTAAATACAGGTGAAATCGCAACGGGTAACTTTGCATAAGAAAACAACGATATATAAATAAAATAAGAAATTAAAGATATGGCTTTACCACATTATTCAGAGGACCAAACTAGCAAGAAGGGAAGAAACTTCGAGCCCGTTCAAGCTAACCTATTCGAGGTAACAATTTTACCACCGGATGGAGTTGCTGGACAAGAGTTCCTTTTACAACACGTTAATTCAATTAGTGGATTAGATACTATGGCTCCTGCAGTAGATGCAGTCGGACAAAAATATAAGTTTTCCGATAGATCTTACGCTGGTATGCCTGGTGCAACTTCAATTGATATTACAGTTAGCTTCTCGCTTAACTTAAATGATTCTAACCAAGCTTACTTGTATAAAACATTAAGACAATGGTATAGAGCTCAATATAATCCAGAAACTGGAGAAATGGGTCTTAAAAAGAATTATGTTGGTACAATAGTTGTTGTACAATTTAACAGAGAAGGTGATATTTACAGAAAAATTACTTTAGATGATTGTTTCATCACTTCAGGTGTAAACCTTGTTGGTGAACTTAACTACGAGTCAGCTGACGCAGTAGCATTAGAAGTAGGTTGGAAGTGTGATACTTTCTCAGAAGAGTTGAACTAATTTAATAAATTAAGTATAAAGAACGTGTCTAAACAACACGTTCTTTTTTTAACTTTAAAAAACATAATATAATATCAAGATAATAAAAGATTATGAGTGATAAACTAACAAAAAAATTACAAGTCCTTTTGACTGAGGGAGAAGTTCGTGAAGTAAACCGAATTATCTTGAATGATGCTTTGGATAATGAGACTCGTCCCATATCTGTAAGTGGATTCATAAGAAATCTAATAAAGTCAGAATTAAGTGTAAGAACTGTAGAACAGAGATCCTACATAAAGCAAAATCTCAAAAACTTAAAAAGTAAATAACAATGAGCGAAAAGAAAAACAAAATGAGTTCCGAAGAAGCTAAAATGGCGAGAGCCTTAGAAGCTAAAGACGCTATTAACAACCCAACTCCTGATTCAAATGAAGGAACTGCTTCAGATATGGAATCTGTTGTTGACAAAGGTGGGCTTGGTAGAGTTAATATGTCGAATTTTACACCAGATAAAGCACAATCTTCTGATAGTGCATTAGGATGGCATGTATTGGATCAAGTAACATTACCGTCAATGGGTAAATTTTATCCAGCTGATAGTGTAATTAAAATTAGATCTGCAAGAGCTGCAGAGATTAGACATTTTTCTACTATGGATGAGAATAATTACATCGATATGGAAGAGAAGCTAAACTCAGTAGTAGAATCATGTACTCAAATGACATCTGGTAGTAAAAGATTATCTTACAAGGATATTCTAGAAGAAGATAGAATAGTTCTATTGCTTTCTATTAGAGACCTTACTTTTCCAGAACCAGAAAACAAATTAATGTTAAATGGTAAATCTGAAAAGACTAAAAAGAAAATAGATCTTGAATTAGCAGTTAAAAACCTAGTACCTTCTATTATCGATGAAGAGATAGAAAAGTATTATGATGATAAAAAAAGAACGTATGTTATTAAAACTCGTTCTGCTGGTGAAATCGTAATGTGTCCACCGACAATTGGTGTTATGCAAGAGGTTACTCAATACTTGAAAGATCGTAATGAGAAGGAAATAGAATTTGATAAAGCATTTATCCAAGTATTACCTTATATACAAGGTGATTGGAGAACCCTAAGTCTAACAAAGATATTTCAATTAGAAGTAGACTATAAGGCATGGGATCAAAAAAAGTTTATGATTGTATATAGACTTGCTGAAAGAATGAGAATTGGTGTTCAAGCAACACTAGAATCTACCGTAGACGGAGAGTTGGTGAAAGCCCCTCTTGAGTTCCCAGGTGGCATCAAAAGTCTTTTCATTATTTCAGATCTCGCTGGAGAATTACTTTAAGACAAAGTTCTACCTGGGTATACATCTTAGGATGCAGCCTTCAGAGATCGAAAACATGTATTACTACGAATATTGGTATTATGTCAAGAATCTGTCGGAGTACATCAAGAATAAGAATAAGCAACAATCGGATCAACAAGAACAGGCCAACGATCAACAGAGCGCAATGAGCTCTAAGTATAAAACGCCTTCGATGCCCAAGATCCCCTCTATGAAGACGCCATCGTTTAAGATGCCGAAAATGTAGAGATATATAATAAGAGTGAGGGGTATGTTTTCCTAAGCATACCCTTTTCTTTTTAAAAATATTAAGTCAGTTACATGCCAAAGAAGAATCCGTTAGCTACTGCATTCGATAAATTCGGCTCTAAAGATGGTGTATTAGGCGAAATTGCCGAAAACACACTTCTTGTCGCAGAAACATTTGATGAAGGTGGAGAGATATTTGATAGAATAGACCGAATGGTCGAGGCTATAGAAACTATCGTTGACGGTACAAAATCCGGCAGCGGTGGTCTTCAAGAGGCTATTGTATTAAATTTAGTAGCACCAACACTTAAACCAATTGGTTTAGGTATGGGCTTTATTATTGACGCGTTAAACCAGGCCGAGAGTGCTGAGGATTTAACGTCAAAATTTGGCGCACTTAACGCTGGATTAGTAGTATTAGGAGATATAGGTAAATCTATATTAATGTTTGCTGCAACGATGGTAATAGGAATACCAATCTTAATGATTGCAGCAGTAACCGCACCTGTCTGGGTTGGCGGTATTTATGTTATTATACAGGGAATTAAAATGGCAACTCAAGGCCTAAAAGAAGGCGAGTTGGATAAATTATTAATACTCCACGCAATCGGAATATCAATTGTGAAATTTGGATTATTGATGGCAGCAATGGTATTAATAGCACCAGTTGCACTTATAGGTATGTTATTTACAGTACCTTTACTTCTAGGTGTTGTTGCAATAGCAAAGTATATAGGTGAGCACTTTACTGAAGAAGCTCTAGATAAATTTATGACTTTTAATAAAGCAATGGTCATGTTAGGATTAGGTATCTTATCGATTGGTTTATCATTAGCTTTAGTGGCAGTACTTGCAAAGCATATTATTATGGGACTTTTTGTCTTCGGTATGGTTGCGTTTGGATTAGGTGCAATATTTATGGCATGGGAGAAGTTATTTCGAATAGATGAAACGAAAGCAGAGGCTTATGCAAAATCATTAGCTTTCTTAGGAATTGGTATTATTACTATTGGTTTAGGCTTAATGTTAATGAATGCATTTGCTGGAGCAATCATGAAAGGTTTAATGGTAGCAGCACTAGTATTAATGGTAATAGGTGGTGTATTCTTCCTCTTCCAGAAAATGGGCATTAATAAAACTATTAGGAAAACAGCAAGTGGCTTAATCTTAGCCGCTGGTGCAATTTTAGCACTATCTATCGCATTAGCACTTTCTAATTTAATTATGCCAGGATTTTTAGATACAATGGGTATTTTAATGATTATTGGAGCTGTGGCATTAACCATGTTTATTATAGGAAAGCAAATAGGTAATGTCGTCAAAGGTGCGCTTTCATTAATCATAATGGGAATTGGTCTGTTTGCACTATCAGTTGGTATTGGATTTATGAGATTAGCAATTCCTAGTGTTGAAGTTGGAATAGGCATGATAGCCTTAATTGGTGGAATAGGTCTTGTATTTGGAGTAATAGGTATGGCATTCGCCAACGTAGCTTTAGGTGGTGCCGCAATGATAATTGCAGGAGTTGCATTAATAGTCTTAGGGCTTGGTGTAATGGCAATGATGGCATCGTTACCTACAGTTGAAGAGGGTATTGGTATGTTATTATTAATAGGTGGTTTAGGCCTGGTATTTGGAGTTGCTGGTTTAGCGGCTGCATTTATAGCATTAGGTGCAGCATCTATGATTGTTGCTGGTGTAGCGTTAATCGTTATAGGAGCCGGCGTAGCAATCATGGCAGCAGCTACTAAAGATGTTACAATGGATCAAGTTCTTGTAATGGGAGCAATTATAGGTGGGATCGGAGTTGCAATGGCAGCTGCTGGTTTAGCATCACCTTTAATCTTATTAGGTTCTGTCGCAATGACTGCAGCAGGAATTGCAGTGTTAACAATCTCTGTGGGTATGGCAGCCCTAGCAGCAATTGACTTTAGTAAATTAGGTACTATTTCTGAAAAAGGTAATAAAGCATTTAACTGGTCTGGTGAAAAAGGATTCTTCGGTGGTAAGAAATCTAACTTTGAAACAGCAATGGATGCCATCGCAGATGGTATGGCATTAGGACCATTATCAATCTTAGGTATTATGACCGGCGCGCCAGTTATGATTTTAGCAGGAGCTGCATTAACAAGTATTGCATTAGGACTTAGAGTATTTACATCAGCTATAGGAGATACTGATTTACCTAGACTAAGCGATAATGTACAAATGATCGTTTCAGGTTTATCTGAAACTTTTGCTGAAGTCGGTGCATCAATGGGAGGACCTTTTTGGTTCACTAGTGATGTATATAAAGGTATTCAGTCTACTCGAGGTATGGGTACATCATTAACAGGTATTGCTAAAGGTGTTCAAGCTATGGCAATGCTTAGATTCCCAACAGGATTTGATAAAGAAGGTAATCCAACAGGATATGAAACTATAGATTTAGGAACCGCAGTACCAAACTTAGTTGCTAATACTAAATTAATAATAACAGGTTTAAGTTCTGCATTTGCAGAGGTTGGAGAATCTAAAGCAGCTCAAGGCAGTTCATGGTTTAGTTCTTCTTCTTATGAAAAGGGTATTGAGGTTGTTAAACAAATGGGTACTCCGCTATTTAATTTAGCAAAAGGTGTACAGTCTATGGCAATGCTTAAATTCCCAACTGGATTTGATAAGGACGGTAACGCAACAGGATATAAATCAATTGGAGACGTAGATACTTTAGTTGCTAAGCTTGCTAAGAATACAAAAGCACTTATTATAGGTTTAGCTGGGGTATTTGAAGAAGTTGGAGCATCTGGTGTCGGTAGTGGCGGAGGATGGTTCTCTTCATCTAATTTTGAAAAGGGTGCTGAAATAGCATTACAATTAGCAGATCCTTATTCTTCATTAGCAGATGCAGTAGAATCTGTCGCAACACTTACAGAAGGTATTACAGACCCAGTATTACTTAGAGAGAAAGTTACATCTTTAGTAGAAACTATTTCAGTAATAGGTGGTTTCTGGGTACAATCATTTTTTGATGGTGTTAATGCTGCACGTAATGTTAAAGAACCTTATAGCATTTTAGCCTCAGCAGTTACTGATGTTACTACAATTACAAGTGCAATTTCAGACGGAGCTGAAGTTAGAGAAAAAGTATCAGCTATGATCGAGTCTATTGTTGGAACCAATGATGATGGCGTAGATATGGGTGCTAAGACCTCATTAATTTATGCAATTGGATGGACTTATGGAAAATTAGGAGTTGCAATACCTTTAATTGTTAGTGCAATTACTCAATTCACTGTTGAAAAAGGTAAAGCATTCGCATCTATTTTTGGTGGTGAGACTCCAGCTGAAATGTATGAAGCAAAAAACAAAATGCTTAAAACATTAGCAATGTCTTATATGAGAATGGCGGTTGCTATTCCAATGATTGTAGCATCAGTTAATACTGTAGCTGCAGAACCAATGAATGAGTTTACTAAACTCTATGGTGGTGTAACTAATGATATTGAAGTTTTAGCAGCTAAAAGTACTTTATTTGAAGCAGTTGGTTCATCTTATCAAAAAATAGGAGCTGCAGCCCCTCAAATTGCTAGTGCTGTAAATGGTACTAGTCTAGAACAAATGCAAGGATGGACTGGCATGTTTGTCGGTGATGTTGGATTCTTAAGACCTATTGCAGGTTACAACGCACAAACAGAACTTTGGAGTACAATCGGAAACTCTCTTACAATGGGAGCCACTGCATTCCCTCAGATCTCTGCCGGGATAAATGCAGTAGACTATAATAAATTAGTAGAGTCTAGAAGGATGTTTGAAGCATTAGGAGTTCTTGCTGAAGGTGGTGAACCTTCAGATATACTTGCAGCAATGGGAGAGTCTTTAGAAATTGCAATGCAACGTTTAGCAGATATTCTAATGGAATTCCAAACATCAGTTGGAGAGTCTCAAGATGCTCAAGGAGGTTTCTTATCAGAATTAGCTAGCCTACCAGGTAAATTAGTTGGTGGTGTTGCAGACGGCATACGTGGAGATGGTGGCGGTGGTAATAGTGCAGAAGTAGTAAGAGCTGTTAAGCAACTACAAAATGCACTTACTAAAACTGGAATTAAAATTAGTGGTAACGGTCGTCTTTCCAATTAAACTTTTTCTAAAAACCTGATATAAGTACTAAACAGATTAATTTATGATAACAAGTACTACATCGCATTACAAGAGTTCAACTATTAATTCAGCAACATACGACGTTACTGATAAAACGCTAACAGTAGTTTTTAAATGGGCAACTTATGTCTATGAAGCAGTTGACGTAGAAACTTGGAACAAATTTAATTTAGCAGATTCTCAAGGCAAAGCACTTAATGAACATATTAAAGGTAGTTTCGAATACGCTAAATACGAGGATCAAATCCCTACTGGCATTAAATTTGAAGAATCCGGAATGGTTAAAAACATTACAGCGCCTGGTAGTCTATTAAATGAGTTACCTCCTTCTGATTATCAAATGGGAAATTAATATGAAAAGAATTAAAAGATTTTGGAAATACCTACAGTGGCTAGAAGAACAGAGAATGAAAGCTGCGATTCATAGTTGTAGTGCAGGACCATTAATGTAATATTTATTATGACAAAAGCAAGCATCGTACAAAGACTATTAGATAAAAAACAAATCACAGCTGAAGAAGCAGTGGTTTTACTTAAAGAAGAGACATATAACCCACCTTCTTATCCAATGTATACTCCGAACCCATACTACGATACTCCGAATACAACACCACCTCCAGTATGGTGTTCAACAGATACTCTTAATACTCCAGCAGCAGGTGACAACTGGGAATACAGAGATACTAAGTTTACTCCTCCAACAGAAAACTAATTTAAAATCAATTTCTAATGAAAAAGTCTAAGCAGCCGGTGGTGGCTAATGACTCCGACGAAAGTCGTAAAAAAGCTCTACAGTTCAAGAAGCGTAAACAACGCAACAAAGAACCTAAAATTAATTTTAAAAATATTAGATCAATGAATGATCTAGAAGATTATGAAGATGAATACAATTTCTGATAAACCATTAATATTAGATTATTCTAATTTAAGTGAAATAGGCTTTATACACATGCATGTTTCGTCCATTTTAAGGAATCCTAATGACATCACTGAAGGAGTTAACGGATTATGCAGGGCAGGCGCGTTTGGCCGCCTGGCACACATCCTTCAGCTAGCTGGAGCCGCAGAACCTATCATCCTTGATGTTATTAATGATCCAGAAGCAGAATTGACCTATGTGCTTGCATAAACCACAGCATCCAGTATTAATATTTTGGGAAGAATCCTGGAATTATACTTCAAAAGATGTACCTGACGCGAATAGTGAAACAATTACACCTGATGAGATATAACTATTAAATCACACCATTATGCCAGAGTTAGCGGAACTCAAGTTCACATCAGACTACGTAAATCAAGTTTCAGAAGGAGCAACTTATCTTAGAGTAGAAAAGAATCCAGTACATAAATGCGAAAACTTAGATATTCCATTTAAATCATTTAAAATTAAGGCTAAATCAAAAGGTAAAGAAATGGTACTTTACTTTTTAGATGATTATTCAGATCAATTTATTACAGTTAGAATTACGATGGGAATGTCTGGTCATTTTAAACTTACTAATTCAGGCGACGAAGCAAAACACGCACATCTTAAATTTTATCGTAAAGACGGAACTACATTATCATTTGTAGATGTTAGGCGATTTGGTAAATGGAAACAAGGCCTAGCTTGGTCAGAAGGTAGAGGTCCAGATCCAACGACAGAATATGATGAGTTCTGGAAAAATGTAATGACTAATTTGACAAAACTAAAGAAGCCACTTTATGAAATGTTAATGGATCAGAAATATTTTAATGGCATTGGTAATTACCTAAGAGCTGAAATCATTTTCAGAGCCGGAGATGTAGATCCATTCTTACCAGCCGGCATGCAATTCGCAAGATACCCTAAGCTATTAGATCTATGCCGTGATATACCACTTTTAGCGTATGCTAAGGGCGGTGGAAGCATTAAGGATTGGGATAATCCATTTGGAGACGAGTCTATCCAGGAACGCTTTATGTTATGTTATGGTAATGCTGAAATGGCAAAGAGAAAAGATAGAAATGGTAGAACATTTTGGTATGATAAGAAATGGGATGATGTGCCAAGAAGTAGAGATGATTTAAAAGATTTTTTATATGAGCGCGGCGGATTGGCTAAATAAGAATGAATGGCCAGACCTGGCTGTCGACAGTGATGCATTTTCACACTACACTCAACTGAGTAAAATCATGGAACAGTATGCTAAAGAGTACCATGCACGAAAACTAGAAGAAGCAAGAGAGAAAGAATTAACTAAATATACTAAATTTTTATGACCGGAAGACCACAGACAAAAGAAGAAGCATACGAAAAATTACACTTAGAAGATGTACTATCAGCAGTACGTTGGATTAAGTTTGGAATGGAACCAGGCACTAGAAAAAAACCAGCAATTGAATATGTCAATCACTGGAAAGCTTGGACTAAACTAAATGATATAGAATCATATAACAAAATATTAGAAATAGAAAATATTTCAGAAACTACTCCATAATGAAAAAGAAGGAAAGAATGCAGAACTTGATTATCGTCGGCCATCCCGACGAGAAATCATTCTGTTACAATGGCATTTTTAAAACAATTAAAAAGACTTTATTATCAGAAGGTTACTTAAATGAAGTTGAAGTAATTGATTTATATAGAGATAGTTTTGCAAGACCTAGAACAGATCTTATTGAAAAATATAAAGATTTAGTAAAATGGGCAGATCGTATTTACTTTATATCTCCAGTTTGGTGGTTTAGACTAACTCCAAGAATGGAAATCTTTTTTGATGAGGTATTAACTCCAGGGTATGCATATAAATTTGTACCAGTGGTAGGCCCGTATGCTTATCCTAAGCCATTCTTAGGAGACAAGAAGATAAGAACATATATCACACATGGCGCGCCGGCATTGCCAGTTAAAACGCTCTATTTAAACTCACCTAAGCTAAGATTAGTGATGGGAGTATTTACATTTGTCTTTGGATGGAGACTTTCATTATGGTTAAAAACCAAACAATTCTGGTCAGTGCCATTTGTATCTACAGCAAAAAGAAAACAATATTTAGAAACAGTTCGTAAAGACGTCATAAAAGACTTAAGAACGCATCAAATTAAACAAAAATGACAGATTTTATTTATCACGCAATGGGTTTCTGTGGAGAACATTGGCACCCTAACGCAATCAATATTACAGCTATGATACTTACAGCTGGATTAATTATTAAATCAATAAAAAACAAATATGAAAAAGTTTAAGAAATTCCAAAGCTTCTTTAATAACTGGTACCCAGTAATTTTAGCATTTATGTGCCTTCTATATTCAGTAGGATATGGTGTAATGGGATATACAGCAGAAGCTCAGTATTCGGCACACTGGCCAGGAACTATCCTCCTCTTTGCGATAGCAATCAGACAAAGACGAAACACATGAATTTAGGATTCTTTATTATGGGTGGGTTAATATTTGCAGTTTATATCTACTTTACAATTTGGAATATCTTCTATGGATCTAGAAAGCAGAGAGAAGAAAACTATCCAGGTTATTACGACAGACATGGTGCTATGGGCGGATCATCACCAGATAATATGGACTATGATGGAATGGGCAATTTTAGTAGGACTCCATCTACTGAACCTAAGCCTAGAAAAAGACCTAAAAGAAACAAAACAAAAACCAAAAAACCAGTATAATAACTATGAAATTAATCCTAGTAGGAAAAGCAGCAGCAGGAAAAGACCATTTAAAGACAAGATTATCTAAAGGCGGTTTCGTCTCTGGCGTTAGTCATACTACTAGACCTCCGAGAGAAACTGAAGTAGATGGTAAAGATTATCATTTTGTAACAGAAAATCAGTTTAAAGAAATGATAGTTGGGGCTGAGTTTATAGAATACATGGAATTTAATGGTTGGTATTACGGACAAACTGAAACAGATTTTAATAATGCAGATATAATGATTATGTCTAAAGATGGTTTAGATATGTTACCTAAGAAATACAGAGAACAATGTATGGTAATTTATTTAGATCCCCCTAGACTTACTAGAGTTGAGAGATTAGAATACAGGAATGATATGAATGATTCTATTATGAGGAGGATGAATACTGATGACGAACAGTTTAAAAACTTCAGAGATTATGATTTAAGAGTTAGAAATGATGACTTTTAAAAACACAATATATAAACTACACTAACTAATATAAAATTATGAGCAAGACTCTAACAACAAAGAAAAAGAACCTTACTAAAAAGGTTGATGCAGCACAAGTAGAAGCAGCAGAAAAAAGGTTTGAGATCCAATTTGACGATAGAAAAATGGTTAAAACTTTAATGGACCATTTAAATAAAGGATATGGTTGGAAAACATCTAACGCTGCAGCAATCGTAACATTGTACGATCAGCTTAAGAAGCAAAATAAAGAATTATTAACTTCAGATAGTACAGATACTATTATCAGTTTAAGAGGACATGAATTAAATGCCCTTTACCAGGCTCTTCTAAATGTAGAAGGAACGGGTATTGAAGCTGCTAGGAAGTTTATTATCATGTTAACGCATGTTGGTGAAACTGTATCGAAGGCTATGACCGAATTAGCAGATATGAATACGAAAATTCAAGAAATGCATAAAGAGCTTGCAGAACTTGAAACTCAGATTCAAGAAGCTCCAGAGGTTGAAGTAGAAACAGAAGCCCATGAAACAAGCAAGTAAATCTCAGAAGAGAGTAGAATTTTTAGATTTAATTTCCGAAGCTATCACACATGAAGATATTTTCGGTACATTAAATTACAAGAAGAAGTCTGAAGATCAGATTAAGCAATTTATTTACCCGCATCTTGTAAGAGACTTAACAAATTATATAGTCTCTGAAGGTGAAGATGATAAAGAAAAAGCTAAAGAAATCGTAAAATCTTCAATCAACTGGGAAGGTGATGTGAATACTACAGTATCGCATATCCTCTTTATGGGAACTAGAAATAGACCAGATATGACAGTTGAAATGAATGGTATTAAAATTGCCATTGAGTTTAAAAAAGGAAAAAGAGGATCAGATCTTAGAGCCGGCATTGGTCAATCAATGATTTACGCAACACACTATGATTTTGTACTTTATCTTTTTGTAGATATATCAGATGACAAAAGAATTCAAAATGCACAAGGAGGAGTTAACGAGTTATCATTAACTGGTGAACTTTGGGATAATTACAATATTAAATTTATAGTAGCTTAGAATGAGTAAAGTTTTCGTAACATCAAATCTACAATTAGGTAGACCAGGCGCAATCAAAAAATATAAAAGAGATTTTAAAGATGTTGATGCAATGACAGACGGTTTGATTAGAAACTGGAATGAAGTTGTAACTAAAAATGATACTGTATATCATTTAGGTAATTTTGCGCATGATCCTAAAACTGCACAAGATGCATTATTAAGATTAAATGGTACTATTTGTCTATGCCTAGGCGAACACGATCAAGCAATAGAACAATTGTTTGAAAAAAAGATGTTCAGACCAGGTGTTGATATTATTAAGTGTATTGAAACAGATACAGAAAATGAAGTATCTCTTTCATATTATCCATTAGGCGCTTGGCCAGGTAAAAATAAGAAATGGTTTTCAATCATTGGTTACCCAGCTAAATCCTTTAAATCAGATCCTAAAAAGAGGATTATTAATGCCTCTACTGATTTATGGGGCCACAAACCCCAAGAACTACACAAAGTTGTAGATATTTTCAAAGATTTTTAAAATTGTTAATAACTTTTACAAAATAACTGCCATATAATTTTTTTATGTCAGTTATTTTTCGTATATTAGTACTGTAATTAAAACAAACAATATTTATGATCAGATCAAAACAAAAACACACCGGCCCAATTATTATAGATCTTACAGGTCCTGATGGAAATGCATACGCATTAATGGCATACGCAAAAAAGTTTGCTAAGCAATTAGGTTGGAAAGATGCTGGTGCAAGTATTATCAATGAAATGATGGAAGGCGACTACGAACATCTAGTAAAAACTTTTGACAAAGCCTTTGGTTCATTTGTAATCTTAGAAAGATAAATGTAAATTTGTTAGAAAGCATGTAATAATACTACTAACAGACAAATAAAAGCAAAATAATTGCCGAAACATTTTTTTATGTCAATTATTTTTCGTATATTAGCACTGTAATTAAAATAAACCTTAAAAAATAAATAAATGCCAAAAACAAAAAAAGTAACCTACAGAGAATTAGCAGAAAACTTCGTTGCATCTAAATCAGAAAGAGACTATAAAGTTCTTTATGATAAGATCAAACCAGGATTAGAAAACTACGTCTATAATGTTGTAAAAGACAATGATGCTAAAGATGATATTGTAACTAACACTCTAACTAAAATGTGGACTAAGATTGATCAGTATGATCCATCATATCAAATTACCACATGGCTATATAGAATTGCATTCAACGAATCTTTAGGCTGGATCCGTCAAAGAAACAAGAAAAGATCTATTGATGCATTAAAAGATTCAGGTATTGAAGTATCTAGATATTATGCTAGAACATCTGCAAAAGATTTACTTGTAGAAATGGAATACAAATCAGAACAAGAATGGCTTGATGAAGATGATGCATTAATGAACAGATATGAAATGGCTCTTAAAGGTATTAATGATCTTAAGCCAATGTATCGAGGTATTCTAGAAGATAGACTACTTAATAACATGAAGTATGAAGATATTGCATCTAAATACGAATTACCATTACAAACTGTTAAAAACAGAATTCGTAGAGGTAAAGCAATCATTGCAGGATCTATTTAATAATGAGTAAGATGAATAAGAAGTCGGAAGATGCTTGGCAGATACTAAGAATACAGGGAGAATTCACAAAAGGATTTGATACACTAAATGAATTATATAAGTGTATCTCTGTATTCGGAAGTGCAAGAACACCTAAAGGTAACAAGTGGTATAAAGAGGCTAGGAAGTTTGGTGGATTAATTGCAAACGAAGGTTTTGGAGTTATCACAGGCGGAGGCCCTGGTATCATGGAGGCTGCTAATCAAGGTGCAAAGGAAGTAGGAGGTAAATCTATTGGTGTTGGTATTGAGTTGCCATTTGAGGCCGGTATGAATCCACATGTCGATCTAGGTATTGAGTGCCGATACTTCTTTACACGAAAAGTATTGTTTGCAAAATAT